TCATATATATATATTTAATATATTTTTATGGATCTAATCCAAATTTAAATTTTAATTTATTAGGTTTACCTCCAAAATCATATAATATATCCTTTTTAAGATCATTGATAGTTTTAAATTTTACAACAATATCAGATAATTCAGTAATTTTATTAAATGATTTTTTTATTCCACAATTTGTAATTATATTATTTAATGGATTTAATTCTGTTATACATAAATTAATATCACCTAATTCAACAAATAAATAAATATTATTAATATTTTTAATATTATGAGCTTCTTCTGAAATATATCTAAAATTATTATCATATACATCATTTGTAAATCCCAATAATCTTAATATACTATCATCTTTATTTTCTATTGTAAACTTTTGAACATGTCTTAAAATAGTATGATTAGTCCTATCAGTTATAATATCTATATTATTATTTAATTCTTTTCTAATTTGTTCTAATAATTCATTATAATTATAATAACCTTCCTTAATTTCAATACATTTTGTTTCATCATTTAAATGATATAATAATTTATTATTATTATTATTAATATTATTTATTATTTTTGGTAATTCATAAGATATTAATTGTATATAATTAATATCATTTAAAGGTGGTTTTAATGAAAAAAGATAATCATTATAATATACTGAATCCGTAATATCTTCTGAATTTAATATAATCTCATAACAATTATTTTTGTCATCTTTTTCATCATATATAGATTCAACAATAACTTCAATTTCATCTTCTTCATTTTTAATTTCATAATTTTCTTCATTTTTAATTTCATAATTTTCTTCATTTTTAATTTCATCATTAGTTTTATTTATAGGATTATTTATCAAATTTAGTTGTTCTTGATTTTTTTTAATATATTCATTATTATATATATTATCAGACATTTTTTTAATAATAGAACTTAATTGTTCTTCATCTAATGATTGTAAAAATTGTTGATTAAGATTTGGAAAATCTAATCCATTATTAATAATATTGTTTTTAATTTGTTTTATTTGTTCATCAATATTTTCAATATTAATATTATTTAAATAATTATCTGGTAAGCCCATCCCCTGTATAGTATTGTATTGTACCCGACCTTTATAGTTTAAATAATCATTATTATTATTACCAGACATCAAATTATCTTGCATTTGTTGCAACATTAACATTTGATTTACATTCATATTATTATTATTATTATTCATATTATTATTTATCATGTTTGGTGATATCATTGGATTGAATTTTTGTTTATTAGTTTTACTAACATTATCATCTTGTTTTCGTTGTGATAATAAATTATTATAATTAGCAGTAATATCTACATTTGACATTTTATTAAAATTTTGTGTATTATTTTGTGCAATTTGATTAGTCATTGATTGATTAGTCATCATCTGATTATTCATTGGTTGTTGATTATTCATTGGTTGTTGATTATTCATTGATTGATTATTCATTAGTTGATTAGTCATCATATGATTATTCATTAATTGATTATTCATTGGTTGTTGATTAGTCATCATATGATTATTCATTAATTGATTATTCATTGGTTGTTGATTATTCATTGGTTGTTGATTAGTCATCATATAATTATTCATTGGTTGATTATTCATTAGTTGATTATTATTAAACATATCATATTGTAACATATTTGGATCAAAACTGTTTAGCATATTTTGATTATTAAAATTTTCTATCATATTTGGTTGCATATCATAATTATTACAACTAGTACCATAATTTCTGGTATCAGAACCATCTAATGCAAAATTTATTTCTTGTGGTTTTTGTTGATTCATATTAACACCATAACCCATTTGTGGTAAATTGAACATATCATTACCCATCATATTATTTTTTGGTACTACATCATAATTAGATTGTCTTTCCAACATTCTTTTTTCTAATTCATTAGAATTATTATTATTAAAATTTTCATTAGTACCTAATTGAAATCTATTTCCTATTTCACCAGTAGCTGTAATATATTGACCCTGGTCTGGTGATATTGGAGCAAAATTAGTTTGCATATTTGACATTCCAGCACTTTCACTATAACCAGGCATATCAGAATTATTTTGTCTTTTAGACAAAGATACTGATTTTGGTCTTTTTGTTACTTGTATTTGTCTTTTACCATATAATTCGTTTTCACGATCTCTTTGTAGATCATTAATTTTTCTAGTAGAATAATGTTTTTTATTATTTTTTTTTCTATTTTCATATAGATCAATACATTCTTTAATACTTTTTTTATTTAATAATTCGATAAAATCAATTAATTTCATTTGTTTTGGTTTTTTATTGCTATATTTATCATATACTCTTTGCATTCTTTGTATAATAAATTTTTTACATTTTTTTTTTGATTCAGGATTATTTTTTATATTTAATAACTTCTCTAGATATCCTGATTGTCTGGATACATTCCGATCAGAGAAGAAAAACTTATCCATGGAACTATATTAATTAATAATTAATTTTATAATTATTTTGAACTCACTTAATAAATATTATTTTATTTAATATTTATATAATGAATAATTATCCAAGAAATATAAATGATGGTTTTCCTCAGAATAAATATGGGCCAGCAGGAATAAATGATAATAATTTTAATCGTAAAAATGTACCATCAAATATATATCCACCAAATGGTGGAATGTTAGGTAGTCCATTTGGAAGATATAATCCATTATCGACAAATGAGAGATTATTAATGAACAATATAACACCAATGAATAATTTTAATGAAGCATATAAAAAAAATGAACCTATAATTGAAAAAATAAATTATACAAATAAAAATAATATTTTACATAATAATATTGCAGAAAATGTATTAGATGAACATATTGTAGAATATCGAATAAATATAGATAGTTTGGATAGAGATATAAAAGTAAATCCTGATCCTTTTTCTTTTACAGTAAGATTTAATGGAGCATCAGATGGAATTATTAGATCAGAAGTAATAAGAAATGGTGAATATAAAATAGAAAATAAATTTGCTGCAGGAGCACCAAGACCGGTAATAAATAAAGAATTTAGAAATATAAAATATATTAAATTAGATAGTATTATTTTACCACAATTTAGTAATATAATTGAAACTGAAAATAGTGAATTTAGATTTGATCCCAATAGTTATTTAATAGATGATAGATTTATTATTCTTGGAATAGATGAACTAACTGATTGTAATAGAAATTATAGTACATCAGATAATAATTATCATGTTGATTATACGAATGGTAAAAAAGTTAATCCACCAGTACCATTTGGACTAATCTTTCCAGATAGTAAATTAGGTAATATATATTATACTGGTACCCCTTATAATGCTGGCAAGATATATAAGAGTTCTTTATTGGGGAATATAGATAGATTAAGTATTAAATTATATGATAGTTGTGGTATACCATTAAAATATAATAATTTATTTTCATTTAATGAAATAATTGAAGCAAATAAAAAAGATGAACCAGTATGTTTATCTGATATAAGACATCCATTAAATAAAAAAATCCAAGTTCATTTATCTTTTATAATAGGTGTAGTAGAAAGTCAAATAAATACAAATACAAAATTTTATCGCTAATAAAAATAATATTTTAAATTATTTCTAATTAATAATTATATTAATGAGTGATAAATCAATAAAAATATCTAAAATTAAAAAAAGTATAGATATGATAAAAAATAAGCTAAATATTATTGAGTGTGAACCATTTGATAAGTTAGAATGTAGATTAATAATTGAAGAAAAATTTTGTAGTAAATCATTATTATTAAAATGTATAGATGATATTATAAAAAAAACTTGTTGGAAATTAGAAAAAGTAAGACATATTATTATAAAGTTTAAAGAACTTATGTGTATATTAAATAAATTGAAATGTAGTTTAGTTATAAATGTTGTAGCAGATAATATATCTGAATTAGAAAGATTGTGTGAAATAAATAAAAAGTTAAAAACAAAATATATGTTTATATATGAAAATATTAAAAAAGAAATAGAATTAGTTAGTGAAAGTATGAATAATAAACAAAGTATTATTATTAAAAAAATGAATTCAATTTGTAATGATATTATGTTTGATTTAAAAGATTTTAGTATTAATAATGAATTAATAAAAAATAGTTTTTTAGATGCTGAAATAAATTTATATGATAAAGATATTGTAACAATAGATCAAGATTTACAAAAAATTATACCAAATGAGTCTATTAAATTTATAGTGTGTAAAATAGAAAATGATCATTATACATTTATAAATATATATAATTATTTTAATAATATCAACAATAAAGACCAAGCAAATCAATTGATTAATCAAGATCAAAATTTTACGAATATGTTAAATGTCATTGTAAATAATGACAATAAACGATTAATAGATGTGTTAGCTACTTATGGTTATGATGATGGTAATAATATCGATTATGACCAAACTCCAAAAATGTATATTAATGCATATTTATATCTTATAAAATCTGTTTTAATGTTTTTTAAAAGAATACAAATACCAGAAGCAATATATTCAATAAATCAATATGCAGTTATAATTAAAGATGTATTTGATAAAATTAAATATTGTAAAATGAAATTAGAATGTATGAGAAATAATAGAATAAAAAAAATTAAAAAGGTCAAAAAAGAATATAAATATGAATTATTAGAATTAAAAAAGAAACTATCTGATAAATTAGATAGTTTGATAAAAAAACAAGAGAAATTTAATAAAAAACAACATTGTTTTGATAGTTATATTGAAGATAAATATTATAATAAATATATAATAATTCAATAAATATTATTAATAATATAAAATTATGTAGCATTTGGATAAATATTACTTTTTTCTGCATAATGTTCTTCTAACATATTTATCATTTTACTCATATATATTAGACCAAAACCATGTGTTGCAATTAAATTTTTAATATTCTTTTGAATAATATCCTTTGTATAGTAATCTGTTGTATTATTTAATTGTTGTTCTAAATCAATATAATTTTTTA